AGAGGACTTCGCGTACAAGCTCCACATGGTCTATAACGCTCTTGCCTCCCCATCGACCCGCGATCACAAGACCCGTACGGATACGGGCAGCCTTGATGACTTCAGCTGGAAGATCACTACCTGCCCGCCGGCGATAACCGGCTACACGCGCACGTCGCACTTCATAGTCGATTCGCGCTTCACGGATCCTTCGGTGATGTCGGCCATAGAGGACAAGCTTTACGGCACCGACACAGACGCGCCGGCTCTCCCGACCGTCGATGAGCTGATCGCCTTCTACGACGTCATCGCCGGCCTCGTCATCACCGACAACGGCGACGGGACATGGACCGCCACTGCCCCGAACGACGTCATCCGCATGCTGGACGACACCACGTTCGAAATCACCTCGTCCACCGCCAACTTCATCGACGCCGACTCCTACACCATCAGCTCTAGCTAGAAAGGCGGCCCAATGGCTACCATCACGGGATACACCGCCTCGCGGATGCAGGCGATCGAAGACGGCACGATCGTGACCGCCTCGTACGACTCGTCGGGGCACCTCATCCTCACCAAGCACGATGGGACTCAGATCGACGTCGGTCGAACGACGGCAGCCACCACGGCTCAGTCCGGCATCGTCGAGTTGGCGACCAACGCTGAGACCCAGGCCGGCACCGACACGACACGTGCCATCACTCCGGCCGGACTCGCCTCCCTTTCGGGGTATCGAGTTCAGATCGTCACAGGCATCGCCGAGACAGCCACCCCTGCGGCATGGCCGTACGGCGTCTCTCTGCAAAGCGTCGCCACGGGTTCCGGATGGACCCCCAACAGCGGCGTCGGCATCGTGGTGACCACCAGCATCGACTCCACACACACCGTGCAGGACTTCTATGCGAACGTGGGTGCCGCTTCGCCGAAGACCTGGACGCGTTCTTACAACGGCGCGTGGTCTAACTGGGCCCAGAAGATCCTCATGGTCAACCTGGATCCGACGGCGTTCACTCAGGCCACCGCTCGAGGCAACTACCCGGTCGGTCAGTCACGTCTCTACTACACCGCGGGCTCGGCGTCGAGCTGGGACTTCGCGTCCATCGCACCCGGCGAGGTCATCACCTACATCGCCGACGACGCGAACTTCTTCGGTCGCCAGACCTTCACACAACACGCCGGCGGAACCAGCACTCCGGTTCAGTGGTTCCGCACCGCGAACCAGGCCGGCGGTTGGACTGCATGGCAGCCCGTCATCACCGACCCCGGAGCTTGGTACACGTGGACGCCTACGTGGGGCACTTCGAGCGGTTTGCACCTCCCTGCGTGGGGCAACACGGCCCCCTCGTTCAAGGCGCACAAGATCGGCCGCAAGGTCGAGGTGACGTTCGACATCACCTTCGGCAGCAGTGCGAACTTCGGCGGCGGCACCTCAACCGACAACTGGCAGTTCAGTCTTCCGGCTCAGTGGCCTGCCGCGGCTTCCACCGGTTTCGTCGGGTACGGCGACATGTACCAGTCCTCCACCAGCCTCGGCACCTGCCGTATCAAACTCAACAGCACCACGGTCGTTGGGTTCGGAATCCTCACGACTTTCGTGTCTGGATCTCTGGGCGGCGGCATCGGCGGCGACATGGACTCCGTTACGCCCTGGACCTGGGCCAGCGGCAACAACTTCCGCGGCAACTTCGTCTACGAGACAGCCGCATAAGGAGAGCAGTAGTGGCAGACGGCATCAAGTACACGATCAACGTCCACAACTCGGAAGAGGTGCAGACGATCACCGTAACCGGCGAAGTCGTCGGGAGCGGCGTCATCTACGAAGCCGACATGGACGCGGCAGTACAGTCGTTCGCGTCGGCTCTGGCGGCAGGCACCTCCGGGCCGGCACTCACCCTCGACTCCGTCCACAAGGTCACGAGCGTGACCGAAGACATCACCCTCTAGCCTGACAAGGAGCCGTAATGATTTCGTTCAACGTCACCGGCTCCTTTGAGGATTTGGAGCGCTTTCTTCGCAAGGCATCGCGCCTCGATATCCTCTCCATAATGGACTCCTGCGGTCAGATCGGCGTCGAGGCTCTCCAGGCAGCCACCCCCGTCGACACTGGCCTGGCCGCAGGTTCATGGGCGTATGACGTCCAGGCCAAGGGTGGTTCATATTCCATCAGTTGGACCAACACCGACATCGAAAGCGACTTTCCGGTCGCCATCATGCTTCAGTACGGCTATTCGACGGGCACCGGAGGATACGTGCAAGGTCGGGACTACATCAACCCCGCGATGAAGCCCATATTTGACGAGATCGCAGACAAGGTATGGAAGGCGGTGACCTCCGCATGAGCAGTATTGACCAGCGCGTCGTTCATATGACGTTCGACAACAAGCAGTTCGAGGCGGGAATCGCCTCCACCCTCTCGTCACTTCAGAAGCTCGATCAGAGCCTCAAGCTTCAGAACGCCACCAAGGGTCTGAAGGACGTCGATTCGGCGGCGAAGGGCGTCTCGCTCAAGGGCATCGCCGACGGGGTCGATTCCATCGCCGGCAAGTTCAGCAAGCTGTCGGTCATAGGCACTACGGCCCTGTCTACCATCACCAGCAAGGCCGTCATGGCCGGCGGGCAGATGCTGAAGGCCCTCACGCTGGACCCGGTCATGGCCGGCTTCCACAACTACGAGACTCAGATCAACGCGGTCGGGACCATCCTGGCCAACACGGGTCTCGAAGGCGAGAAGGGCCTGAAGAAGGTCAACGCCGCCCTCGACGAGCTGAACACGTATGCCAACCAGACGGTGTACAACTTCAGCGACATGGCCAAGAACATCGGTACGTTCACCGCGGCCGGCGTCGGGCTGCAGACTTCGGTCAACTCGATCAAGGGTATCGCGAACCTCGCGGCCATATCCGGGTCGACTTCAGAGCAGGCCTCGACCGCCATGTATCAGTTGTCGCAGGCGATCGCCACGGGCACTGTCCATCTCATGGACTGGAACTCGGTGGTCAACGCCGGTATGGGTGGCAAGGTCTTCCAGACCGCCCTGATCAACACGGCCCGGGCCAGCGGCGTCGCGATCGACAGCATCATCAAGAAGTCCGGCAGCTTCAGGGACAGCCTTCAGAAGGGTTGGCTCACCTCGAAGATCCTGACCCAGACCCTGTCTCAGTTCACCGGAGACCTGTCTGAGAAGCAGATCCGGGCCATGGGCTTCACCAAGAAGCAGGCCGAAGAGGTCATGAAACTCGGCAAGACTGGTGTCGAGGCTGCGACCAAGATCAAGACGGCAACGCAGTTGACTGATGCGCTCAAGGAGGAAGTGGCCACGGCGTGGTCCACCATCTTCAAGACGATCTTCGGCAACATCAACCAGGCCACCACCCTCTTCACCGGCATCCACAAGGTCGCCGAGAGTGCTCTCACCGCTCCGATCTACAAGCTCAATGAGCTGGTCAAGGGTTGGGACAAGCTCGGAGGCCGCAAGGTCCTCATCCAGGGTCTGAGCGATGCCATGCATGTCCTCGGTTCGGTCCTGCACGCCATCGGAAGCGCGTTCAGGGAGGTCTTCCCGCCGACTACGGCGAAGGATCTCTACGACATGACGGTCTCTTTCAGGGACTTCATGGAACGGCTCAAAATGGGAGGCCAAACCGCAGACGAACTCAAGCGCACCTTCGCTGGTGTCTTCGCCGTTCTCAAGATCGGCTGGGACATCGTCAAGGCGGTGGGCTCTGCGTTCTTCAGTCTGTTCGGTGCGGTGGCAGGTGGGTCCGGCGGGTTCCTCAAGATCACCGCCAGCATCGGCGACTTCCTCGTGAAGCTCGAGAAGGCCATCAACAAGTCGATGGTGTTCAAGTCCTTCTTCGGAACTCTCGCCTCAATCCTCGCCGTTCCGATCCAGCTCCTCCAGATGCTCGGTCTGGCGGTTGGTCAGCTGTTCGACAAGTTCGACGGCAACAAGGCGACCACCGGCTTGAGTAACGTCTCGAAGCAGTTCCAGTCCATGAACAGGTACAGCCACGCCGCTGTGGCTATCTGGGATGGAATGGTCAGCGCTCTCAAGACCGTCGGCAGCTATGTCGACAAGGTCTGGCAGAAGATCTCTGGGTTCTTCAAGAACCTGGGCACCAGCGGTACCGCGACGAGCAATGACTTCAACCTCATTCTCGCTTCGCTTCAGACCGGTCTCTTCGCCGGCATCCTTCTCATTGTCCGAAAGCTCGTCAAGTACTTCACCAGTGGAGGAAGTCACGGCCCCGTTCGCAGCATCGTTGAGGCGATCCGGGAGCCCTTCGAGGAACTGACCAACACCCTGAAGACCATGCAGAGTGTTCTCAAGGCGGCAACGCTTCTTGAGATCGCTGCTGCCGTACTGCTTCTCGCAGTCGCGATGTCGAAGCTCTCCAAGATCGACGCCGCGGGTCTTACTCGAGCCAGCGTGGCCATCTCTGTGATGTTCGGCCAACTGCTCGGGTCGATGGCGATCTTCCAGAAGTTCATCGGAACCGCAGGTTTCGCGAAACTGCCGTTCATGATGCTCTCTCTGATCGAGCTCGCCGGCGCCGTCACCATCCTGGCGAAGGCAGTCACCATGCTGTCCAAGCTGGACTGGAACGGACTTGCTAAGGGACTGACGGGTCTTGCCGCAACCATGGCCATCCTTGCGGGTGGTTTGAAGTTGATCGGAAACCCGAAGGACATCATCCTCACAGGCTTCGGCCTGACAGAGGTCGCCGGCGCCATCGGTGGTCTCGTTGCG